AGTCAGTCGGCGGCGTCCGCATCCGGCTCCGCGTCTCAGGCCAGCGCGGCAGTGGCGGCGGCGGCTGGAAGCGCCGCAGGCGCGGAGATTGCCAGCAAAACCGCTCAAAGCTGGGCCGTAGGCGGAACCGGCACCAGACCCGGGGAGGACACGGACAACGCCAAGTATTGGGCAGAGAAGGCACAGGCAGTTGTGGGCGGTGACTTCGCTACCAAGGTGGAGGCGCAGGGCTATGTAACGGCGCATAATGAGAGCAACGCCGCCCACTCGGACATCCGAGAGGCGCTCAACGGCAAGGCGGCGGCCACACACGCCAGCCAGCACGGGAAGGATGGGAAGGACCCCATTACCCCGGACGCTATCGGAGCCATTGCATCTACGGCAAAGGGCACGGCGGGCGGCGTGGCGTCGCTGGGCGCGGACGGCAAGGTGCCAGCAAGCCAGCTGCCGGAAACTGACACATATACCAAGGATGAAATACTCAAGGACGCCACGGCTGCCAAGTTTGGCAAGGACACCGGCGCTGTGCCGGATGAGGTGCTGGATGTGCTGAGCAAGAGCGTATTGGAGGGCACCTATCCAGTTGTAGATGTGTACGCTGGGCAGAATTGGGAAAAGGGTACTGTGCCCAACGTCAGCGGGTCCGTGTGGCAGGCAATTGCGGTTGCAAACAACATTCTTTTTTCGTTCCCAATCAGCGGTACAACCGCAGTCATGTCAACGGACGGAAAAACATGGACAACATTTACAATCCCAACTGTATCGGGTGGTTATAACTATGGCGGTAGACACAGAATTGTGTATGCGGGTGACACATATTATCTCCTGATACCCATTACATCAAGCCCATACAAGGCAATTATTTATGCTACGCAAAATCTGTCTACATGGACTTTAAAGTGCACGCTATCGCTAACTAACATTGCGTACGACCTGTTTTACAGCAATTATCTGAGCAAATTTGTCCTTATCGACATATACGGCAAGGTGTATTTGAGCAGTGATGCGGAAAATTGGGAAAACACATACAATCTCGGAGCGTCAGCGTCAGGCTTTAACAATGGCATTGACGGTCCCGATGGCTTCTATATTGCGGCCAAAGTCTCCAAAAAATTTCAGGTCATTAAGCTAAAATCTGATAGTTTTGAAACGGTTTTTACGTCTGCGAACCTGCCAAATACACTTTTCGACGTTGCTTTTGTAAAATTTAAAGGAAAATATTTTGCGTATACCCCGTATGGCATAGCGCACAGCGAGGACCTAAAAGAGTGGCAGTTGTCCGACGCAAATTATCAATCGAGCGAAACAAATGTTACAACCATTGTGCAGCAGCTTGCGTGCAGCGATGTCAATGTGCTCATTAAATTTGGCCTTGAGTCTCTTGTGAGCTTTGATGGACTTAATTTTAAACGCATTACGGATAGCGTGTCATCGCAGCAGGGGAGCATGGCATACATTAACGGCGTTTTCTGCTTCCATTCGCAAGGCGCTCCGTCCGCAATTAATCCCTATTATACACCCGACACCACATTTAAAGACGAGCCGGGGCTGGTAGATGTGCTTGGGAATATGGTCAATATCCCATTAAAGCAAATTGCGGGGGCGGCAAGTATCGAGATCGGGACGTATACGGGGACGGGTACAAAAAACATTTCGCTAAAAACAAACGGACGTCCTCGTCTCACAATGATTTTTAGAGAGCAAGATGGAGCAAATTACTATCCGATTTTTTGCATTGCCCTGTTGCCGGATAAGGACGTGACAAGCACCGAGACATATTGGATTCCCAATTTTAGCTTTAGCTCAAGTATAGGCGGCAACATTTTGGGCTATCCTCTGGTGCTTGACGGTCTTAATGCAACCAGTCTTTTGCTGCGGTCAGTGTACTCTGATGCCCAATATGCACTTAATGCGTCAGGCGTAACGTATCGCTACTTGCTTATGTATATGGATGACTAAGGAGGACTTATGCAAATTATTGAGATCGCGGCGCTGGAAAACGGCGCACACAACAACCAGACCTCCAGCGCAATTAAGGCTCCGCCTCCCGGCTGGGCGGAGATCCCGGCGGGTATGAAAATTCCGGAGACGTTCCCGTTTGTTGACATCGAGGTGCGGGGGAACGTGGTGGCAAAGATGACCGCCGGGGTCGTGCCGGAGCCGGAGCCTGAGCCAACGCCGGAGCCGACCCAGCTTGACCGGCTGGAAGCGCAGATAGCGTATACGGCCATGATGACCGACACGCTGATGGAGGGCTAATATGAGAGACAAAATCGCAAGATGGTACGCGCAGGGCCTCTGGACGGAGGATATGGTACGTACAGCCGCAGACAAGGGCGTTATCACCGAGGCCGAGGCGGAGGAAATTTTGGGCGAGAAAAAGCCGGAGGTCAATCCTCCGGCAGGTCCCACAGATACAAATGAAACCGGTTGAATAATCAACCGAACAGTTGAAACCGGCTGAGTAAGCCGTAAAAATTGAAAGGAGAAACACTATGGAGAAGAAGTTTGCCGAGATCATCAACGAGGGCAAGAAGAACGGCGAGAGCATCGAGGTTATCAACACCAAGCTGAAGGAGGCCGGTGCCAACTTCCATTTAACCCCCGACGGTGGTATCGCCGGTTGGTCTGAGAAAGAAATGGCTGAGGGCTTCATCCCCGCAGAGACCGAGCCGGAGGACGTGAAGCATCTCCGTGACATCATGCGGTACAAGCCGGAGCTGGCGGGCCAGACCATGACCGTGACCGTTGCCGAGGGCCGCTATGAGGTGACCTACAACGCCAACGGAAACCCGGTAAAGGCCGTGCGGGTGAACCACTGAAGCACTGTGCAGGGAGGGCAAAAGCTATGAACGCAGTACATATTAAAAATCTGATTCTGGCGGCGCTGGCAACAACCGGCTCCGTCATCGCGCAGGCTTTGGGCGGCTTGGATATGGCGCTGAAAGTGCTGATCTGCTTTATGGTGCTGGATTACGCCACCGGATGGATGGTGGCAGCGATCTGGCACAAGTCCGGGAAGAGCAGCACCGGGGCGCTGAGTTCCGATGCAGGCTTCAAGGGTCTTGCGAAGAAGTGCGTAGAACTGGCGCTTGTCTGGATGGGGGCGCTGTTAGACCAAGCTACATCCAGCGACTTTGTGAGAGACGCGGTTTGTATGTTCTTCATCGCCAATGAGGGATTGAGTATTTTAGAGAACACGGCCATTATGGGCGTTCCCTACCCGGCCTTTGTGAAGAATATGCTGGACGCCATCCGGCAGGCCAGCGACGAGGGCAAGCAGGAGGCCGGGACATGATGACGAGAGCGGGCACAGTCCCGCTCTCCGACCTCCAATTTTTGAAAATCTATTTCAATAAGCGGCGTCTCCGCTCCACCACGGCCAACCTGAAGAAGATGCTGGCGGAGGCGGGCGGGGACGCTATCTGCAATGGCTCCATCTTCCTGCGGAACCAGACCCCGGCCTGCCATTTAAAGGCAGACGGTAAAGTTTACAAGGCCCCCAATTACCGGGCATGGGCCATCAGCTGGGACACCCCGGCAGACTTCGGCGTGAAAACCGTGCCCAACAAGGACCGGAATTACATGGAGTGCGTCCACCTCATCATCGGCGGAAAGAAAATCAATCCTGTCACCTGCGGAGCGGATATGCGTTACCGTGCGCCCCGGACGGCCATCGGCACCAAGAACGGGCGGTTCGCCTACTATGTGAGCCGCGACCGGCGGACACCGGAACAGCTCCGTGACCTGCTGGCAGCGTCCGGCTGGGACAATGCCATTATGATGGACGGCGGCGGGAGCACCTGCTTCATGGACAGGGACGGCAAGGGCTTTACCGGGGATGGACGGGTGATTCCGTTCTTCCTCGTGTGGAAAAAGAAAAGCGGGGATGCGTGTGAGCCGGAAGGAGAGAAACCTATGGTAGAGATCAACGCCTATTCCAAGGCGAAGGACGGCAGCAAAAAGCTGTCCACCCATTTTAAAGTGAAAGAATTTGCCTGCGGGGACGGCTCCGATGCCGTGCTGGTGGCCCCCCGGCTGGTGATGGTTTTGCAAAGCATCCGCAGTCACTTCGGCGCGGCTGTGACCATCAACAGTGGGTATCGGACACCGCAGTACAATACCAAGGTGGGCGGCGTGGCCCACAGCCAGCACTGTTACGGTACGGCGGCGGACATCACCGTGAAAGGACAGACCCCAGCAGCGGTGGCGGCCTACGCAAGGCAACTCATGCCGGACTGGGGCGGCGTTGGCGTATACAGTCAGAAGGGCTTTACCCACATTGATACAAGAGAGGAGAGAGCCGATTGGACGGGTTAAAGACCATTTTGAACGGTGATTATGCGGTGAGCAAAAGCGGAGAAGTTTTTAGTCTGAAAAGCAAAAAAATTTTGAAGCAAATGGACAACGGCCACGGCTACAAAAATGTTTGCGTGTGCATCGGTGGGAAGCCCAAAAAGTATTATGTGCATCGGCTTGTGGCTATGGCATATTTACCAAATCCGCTTCAATACCCAGAAATAAACCATATTGACGAAAACCGGGGGAACAACCACGCAGACAACCTTGAATGGTGTACTGCGAAATATAACAAAAATTATGGGGGACGCGCCGAAAAATTCAGCAAGACGAGGGGATTTCCTGTTGTCTGCGTTGAAACAGGAGAATCTTATTTATCGTGTGGAGACGCAGAGAGAAAGACTGGCATTAACCGTGGCAGCATTCACTCTTGCTGTACAAAATACAGAAATACGCAAAGCGCAGGTGGCCTGCATTGGGTGTTTCTAAGGGAAATTCACCCCAAATCGCAGGCCGACTGGAACGGATAAGGAGGGCCAAGTATGGCAGGGTACTACGATAAAAACAAGGACTACTCCAAGGAGCTTCAGCGGACGGACCTGTCGGCCTCCGAGCGGGACCGGCTGACTCAGGAGCGGCAGAACAAGATCGACGATAAGTACGGAGGCAGAGAGCCGAACATGATCGGCTCCGACAAGACGTATTCTCAGACCTACGGCGGGTCCAGCAACCGGGGGAACAGCGGAAGTTCCGGCGGCAGCTCTCAGGGGACCTTTGGAGGGTATACCTACGACCGCAAGGACAATGGCGGCGGCATCTACGGGACGCCCACCAGCAATTCCGAGGTAAAGAACTACAAGCAAAACGGCGTATCGTACCGGGTCGGCGCGGACATGAGCCGCCGCGAAGATCTGGCGAACCGGTATCAGGTGTCCAACGGCTATACCGTGTTCTATGACGATAACGGCTATGCCTACAAGGCTGTGAAGGGCGTGTCGGATTATACCCCCCATCAGGACATCAACGCCGGGAACGGCAGCTATGGAAAGAGCGGTGCGTGGACGGACAACGAGATGATGTCCGCACTGGACCGCTCCAAGATCACGGACATCCGCAACCGGCTACAGCGGGGCGAGATCACCGGCGATCAGGCGAACCAGGCGGCAAACGCCATCCGTGCCGGGTACGGCTACACCATCGACAAGAACGGCTATGTGACGGACAGCGGCGCGCTGTCTGCCGCGAACGATCTGCGGCGGCGGCTGGGGCTTTCCACCGGCCCAGAGAGTGCAGAGCTTGACTATTACCGGTATCTCATGGGGACGGACACCTCCCCCTCCGCACAGGCCAACGGCAAGGTGCAGTCTTTCGGCGATTTCATGGCCGCGAATGGCGGCGCACAGGCCGGTACACCCGGCTACGGAACCCCGGCATACAGCCAGCAGCAGCGGGTCACGGACATCAGCGCAGGCGGTACGCCGTCCGGTAATCTCTCCACATCGCAGACCGGGATGAGCTTTGACATCGGAGACGGCGGCGACTACTTGAAGGAGCTGTACGCCAAGAAGGTAGCGGCGGAGCTGGCGGCGCTGAAATCCGCTTACGAGCAGAACACCGCCACGCTGGATGCCAGCCGTGCACAGATCGCGCCGGTGTATGACATTGCCCGGAACAGCGCGGCCAACCAGAACGCCCTGAGCCGTGGCGCGTTTCAGGAGATGGCGGTGGCAAACGGCCTGAACACCGGCACCACCGGACAGGCGGCGCTGGCACAGGATGTTGTGCTTCAGCAGAACCTCTCCCAGATCGACCGGGAGCAGGCGGAAAAGACGGCGGCCATCGACCTTCAGCGGAGCCAGCTTGACACGGAGTACCGAAACGCCATTGCCAAGGCAGAGGCCACGGGAGACGCGGAGCTGGCAAACGCCCTGTACGAGGAATACGTCCGCCAGCAGAATCTCTATGCCAAGTACGGCGCACAGACGAGCGGTTCCGGCTCCGGCGGCTCCGGCACGACGGCTGTGGTAAAGCCCAACCTGACGGCCAGTCAGGTGCAGTCCGCGCTGAAAAACGGCATCGTGACGGATGACGTGATCTCCGCCTTCGATTACTATTACGGGCAGGGGGCCTACGATTCTCTGTACGGCACCGGCAAGCTGACCTCCGGCGGGTCCTCCAGCGGCGCCACCTCCGGGGCCAAGAAGGGCAGCTATTCCAATGGCAAGCTCACCAACGAGCAGGTGAAGCAGCTCCAGAGATACTACGGCGTGTCTCAGGACGGCAAGTGGGGCAAGAACTCCAAGAAGGCCGCAGGCGGCCTGACGGCTGACCAGGCATGGGCGAAGTATCAGGGGAGCAGCGGAAGCAGCACCGGCAGCATGACGCAGGGCGCTTTCATAGCGTCGGCCACCAGCCTGAACACGGATCTGAGTAACGGCAATGTGGACCGGGCATACAACTGGCTTACCAAGAACTATGGAAAGCTCTCCGCCAGCCAGAAGCAGGAGGTCCAGAACCTGCTGGCACAGTACGGGATTTCTTACTGAGAGGTGCACCAGTATGGCAAAAACACTAAGCGGATTTAAGGTAATTGGCGATACCTCCAAAATCGGAGCAGGCAGCAAAAAAGGAAGCGCGGGGCAGACAAGCCCCACGCCTTCTTCCAATGGGAGCAGCCGGACGCTTGGAGGCTTCAAGGTCATTGGCGACACCTCGAAAATCGGGGCAAAGGCCGCCGCAAAGACCACACAGCAGACCGGCGCACAGAGCGCCACCCTTACCCAAAGCACCACCCGCTACCCGCAGCCCATGGACAATGTAGGGAGGCAAACAGGGACCAACAGCCGCTTGCTTGCGGACACGAAGCAAAGCGGGACACTCATCCCATCCCTTGATAACGGGCGTGTGGGGAAGGTGATCTCCGGCGCAGCGAAGTCCGTCGGCTCCGCCTATACAAATCTGGGCGGTGTGCTGGCAGAGGGGGCCGGGAAGCTGAATACCCGGATCGCCAACCAGAACGCCGGGGATTCCCTGCAAAGCGACCATAACGCGGTGAAGCGGTATGAAAAGATGCTCCGGGATGTGAAGTGGGCCAACGGACGGGCCATGAGCGCGAAGGACGTAAAGCAGGTGCAGGGCTACCTTGCCAGCGCCAAGCGGCGGATCGCGGCCCATGAGGGCTACACCAAGGCGGTGGAGCAGTCCGACAAGGCAGTGGCGGACAAGGCGTATCAGAAGGCCGACCGTCTGTCCCAAAGCTCCGCTGAGGACGTGGCGCAGGCCAAGGAAGGGCTGGGGCCGGTGGGGCGGTTCGCCGTGGATCTGGGCGTTCAGGGTGTACAGATGGCGGGGGACGTGGCAGCCAGCGCCGTGATCCCCGGTGCCGGTCTCGCTCTGATGACGGCCCGGTCTGCCGGAAGCAGCGCCCAACAGTCCAGACAGGCCGGGGCCAGCTATGACCAGCAGCTTGCTTACGGACTGGGCAGCGGTGCTCTGAGCCTTGCCACGGAGAAGATCGCCAACGTGGCAGGCCCCTTCAAGAAGGCGTTCGGCGCGGGTCTTGCCGATAAGGCGGCTGGCAAATTGATCGCAAAATTTGGAGAGAGTACAGCCGCTCAGATCATGAGCAGTTTAGCCAAGCGGCCAGCGGGTAAATTGGCCCTCTCCATGATCTCCGAGGGCGGCGAAGAATTTCTGGAAGATGTTGTCCAACCCATTTTGCAGCGGGCTACGTATGACCCCTCCGCCAAGTTTGATTGGGGCGAGGCGCTGTATGACGCGGCGGTGGGTGCGGCCATGGGCGGCATCGGCGGAGCGTTGGATGTTGTGCGTGGGCGCTCCAATGCCCCCACGCCCCCGCAGGAAGCCGCAGGAGCGCAAACAGACGTTCGGGAGGGTAGTTATGCCCCCGTGGAGCAGGTGAGCGCAGAGGGCGCGCAAAACGCCGCCTCCGGTGTGGAGACGGCGGAGAATATTCGGGTGGGTCAGGCAACTACCATCAAGAAGCCTTACAAGGGCGAAGTGCCTACCCAGACCCAGCGGCAGAACACAGCGCCGGTGCAGATAAGCAGCGAAGCCTTGACCCGAGCGCAGAACAGTATTGCCGGGGCGCGTGGGCTGGAATCTTCCCTTCCGGGACAGAGTTTCAAGAGTACGCTGAAGAACGTCTACAAGAGCATCTTCAAGCCCGCAAAGGGCGTTGTTGTAGAGGGAACCTCTTTCGGCGGGCAGCCCTATGCGGTAGACATCAATAACAACGTGCCCGGAAAGGTTATCAGTGATGTAAACCTAACTGCGGAAAAGCTGTCTCTCCTGAGCAATCTCCCCGATGTTGTTAGGAACGGGATCTATGTCGGGAGTGGAGAATACACGCAGCATAGCGGAAGAAATCGCCCGGGCATCCGGTATGATTACTTTGAAACCCCTGTGCAAATCAACGGCACCGACTATATCGCAAAATTTGATGTTGAAGTGCTACCCGGTGCAAACAATTATCGGACCCATCAGGTTATAAAAATGGACCTGACACCCGCAGAGGCCAGGTTGGCGGGTCCAGCACCCGTGCCTTCCTCTGCGGCGTCAAGCCCTGTTGAGGGTACGCGTCCCCTCAATGCTAATGATAGCATAGCACAGGGGGCGGAAAATGTCAAGAACGGTGAAAGCCGGGACATTCTCTCCGAGGTTCTGTTTGGGAAGAAGCGGGCGGACCTGAATACCATGACGGAGGCCCAGCAGGACGCCATTTTCCGGGCCAATGAGGAGGGCACCGTGGGCATGGACGCCACCGGCAAGGTGTTCCAGATCGACCCGGAGCAGCACATCGACCGGCGGCGGATGGAGATGGTGGGCGGCAGAGACGTAAACGCCTTCCAGTTCGACCACCCGGAGCTGCATCACTATTATCAGGAAGCGGCCAACGCCCTGATCGCGGATGCGGACCTCTCCCTCCAGCAGCCCATGAGCCGCCGCTATGAGCGGACCATGGAGGGCAATGCCGTCCAACAGGCGGCGCAGACTTCGCCACACCTGCGTCAGGCCATGGATGAAACCGGGCTTTCCCGTGACGCCATTATCGACGCAGCCCAGCGGATCATCACCGATCAGGGGCAGGAGAATGTGGCGGCGGCCAAGCGGGTGGAGCTGATTCTGGATGATATGCTCTCCCACGGCTATACCACCATGACCGGCGAACAAGTGGGACCCAACAGCGGGTATCTCACCGCCAAGCAGAGCATTTTGGGGGCCGGAGAGGTGGAGGCCAGAGGTCATGGGCTGGATGGGATTGACGGATTTGACGGTCTTGGCAACGCAGACGCCGGGACGGTGAACACCGACTTTGACCGGATGCAGGCCAAGAGTGAGGACTTTTACCCGGTCAACCCCAACAGCGCCCAGCGCATCAAGGCAGAACAGCGGCGGGCACCCTCCGAAGTCCCCGTTGTGAACCCTGACACCGGGCGGAACGTGGAGAAAACGGTCTCCACCATTCTCAATAGCCCCTTGACCTCCCCGGAGATGGCGACCGTGTATGAAAACGCCATTGCCGGCGGCGCGTTCGACTATGACGTGGTGACGGACCGGAGCGCCGTGCAGCAGGCGCAGGCCAAGATCGCGCGGGACGGCTGGCGTGAGGTGGCGAACAGCTTCATTGCCAAGGCGGAGCTGGGACAGCGGATCACCAAGGCGGACACCGCCGAGGCTATCAGCGCCTACAACCTTGCCATTTCCGAAGGAGATCACAAGGCCGCCTTTGAGCTGGCAACGGCCATTGCGGACGCGGCCCACGACAGCGCACAGATGGTACAGGCCATGAACCTGATGAACCGGTTGACGCCGGAGGGCCGTCTGCTGACGCTGCGGCGGCTGGTAGACCGGATGAATGACCGGGCGGCACGGCAGAACCGGGCACCCCGGCAGAACACCGCCGACAGCGGAGACGTGGAAGGTGCGCGGGTGGACTACATCGACAAGGTAACAGGCTTCACCCTCTCTGACGAGCTGGCCACCAACTACCTGATGGCGGAGACGGACGCGGAGCGGGCGGCGGCGTGGGACGCCATCACCACCTCCATTGCGGACCAGATCCCCAGCACCTTCATGGAGAAGGCCAATTTCTGGCGGTACACATCCATGCTGACCAACCCCACCACCCACATCCGCAACATCATGGGCAATGCCATTCAGATGGGTGCGCGGAAGATCAAGGACGGCATCGGAACCGCAATCGAGCGGGCGGTCATCAAGGACCCCTCTCAGCGGACAAAGGCCGTGAATGTTGACAAGGATCTGAAAGCCTTTGCCAAGGGCCAGTATGAGACGGACCAGAACGCGGCGATGGGCAGCGGGAAGTATTCCGACGCAACGGCGGCAGGCATCGAGCGGGAGATCCAGAGCAAGCGAAAAATGTTCAAGGGGGAGGACGTTCTCTCCCGTGCCGTGCAGGGCATCGGAGACCTGAACAGCCGCGCCCTTGACTATGAGGACGTGATCTTCAACCGTGCGGCTTATGTGGACAGTTTCGCCCAAGCGCTGCAAGCCAAAGGGGTCACGGCGGCAGAGGCCCACGCGGGCACCAGAACCGCAGACGTGGAGGCGGCGCGGGCCTACGCCATTGAGGAAGCGCAGAAGGCCACTTACCGCAACACCACAGCGCTTTCCGAGGCGCTGTCTCAGTTTGGCCGCTATGAGGGGGATAACCCGGTAAAACGGGCAGGTTCCTTCGTGGCGGACGCCCTGTTCCCCTTCCGCAAGACCCCGGCCAATATCCTGACCACGGGCCTTGATTACAGCCCTGTTGGCATCGCAAAGAGTGTGAAGGAAGCTCTGTGGGATGTGCGGAGAGGCAACTGCACGGCGGCGGACGCCGTGGATTCCCTTGCATCCGGCCTCACCGGAACCGGCATTTTCGCGCTGGGCGCTTATCTGGCGGCGGAGGGTCTGCTCCACGTCCGGGCCGGTGACGATGACAAGGAAGAAACCTTTGAGAAGTCCATGGGGGGGCAGGATTATGCTATTCAGATCGGGGACAAGTCCTACACGCTGGACTGGGCGCTTCCTGCGGCAATGCCCCTGTTTGCGGGCGCTGCCACCGAAAAATCCCATGAAAAGGGCGGCAGCACCTTCGACGCGCTGGTGGATTCTCTGCTGGGGATGCAGGACGTTGTGCTGGAAACCTCCATGCTGTCCTCCCTGAATGACCTGATCTCCTATTGGAGCTACGCCGACAACAAGGTTGGCTATCTGCTTGACCGGGCGGCCAGCAGCTATGCCGGACAGTATATCCCCGCCGCCGGCAGCAAGGTTGCCTCCGTATTTGATGATACGGTGCGGAAAAGCTATGTGGAGAAGGGCTCCGGGCAGGTCGCCTCTGACGTGAACTATTTCTTGCAGGGGGCGGCGAAGAAGGTCCCCGGCGCACGGAATCAGCTTCAGCCTATGGTGGATATGTGGGGCAACGAGGTCTCCAACGGCTCCGCACCGGAGCGGGTATTCCAGTCTTTCCTCTCCCCCGGCTTCCTGAAAGCGCAGGACAACAGCCCCGCCACGCAGGAGATCCGGCGGCTGGCGAAGGCGACCGGAGACAGCACCGTTTATCCGGCGGCGGCGGAGAAGTCCTATACGGTGAAGGGTGAGACCCGGACCATGACCGGCGAGGAATACACCCGGTACGCCAAGGCCATGGGACAGACGCGGAAGGAGCTGGTGGAGGCGGCGGTGAAGCTGCCCGCCTACAAGTCCATGAGCGACAGCGAAAAGTCTGACTACATCCAGAACGTGTATAAATATGCGCGTGAGACGGCCCGTCAGCAGGTGGACCCCAAGTATGAACCCAGCGACAAGTGGATTGAGAACGCCAAAACGTCCAAGCGGGACATCGGCGTGTCCACCGGGGAATTTCTGGCCCTGTACCAGAAGTACGGCAGCGGCAAAATGAGCGGCGCAGCCTACGAGAAAGTGAAGCAGGCGCATGATTCCGGTCTTTCCCCCAAGGAATATTTCTCCCTGAAGGACAGGGCCGACGCGGACGGAAACGGCAGGGTCAGCAAGGCGGAGGCCAGCGCCGCCCTTGCCGGTCAGGAACACCGAGCGGATCTGTGGGACATTATCTGCACCACCAACGCCAAAAACCCCTACAAATGAGAGAAACACCCTCGCCATCCGGCGGGGGTGCTTCTTTCTGCTTTTTCACATCATGGACAGGAGCGTTTTTACATGGGCGGTGCGGTCCATCATCCGCTCATGCTCCCAGTCCCAGACGGCTCTTTCGGCTTCCGTGGGATGGATGCCGGCGTCTTTCGCCTTTTCGATATGGCGGAGGGCCATCTCATGGAGCCGATTGGCATGACCCAGCTCCTGACGGCTGAGGTCGGCGTAAGTGCTGGCGTCCTCCGGGTCGTCCCCGGCGTGCTTGACGGCCTCACGGGCGTACTTCTCGGCATCGTCCAGTTCTTCCCGGATCTCTTCGGCCAAGTGTCTGATCTCGTGCATAAAATCCTCCTAACTCTGCTTGATGAGGGTGTAGAGCTTGTCCACATCCGTTTCATTCAGCGTGACGTTCCCGATCAGGGGGATATTGGTTGTGACGGGGCCTTTGGCGGCCTCGGTTTTCAGGCAGGCGTAGATCTTGTCAATATCTACGTTCCCCGCCTCGTCAAAGACGCCGAGGGCCTTCACGGCGGGATGCTCCCGGAGGGCGGAAAGGCTGGCGTCCAGATTGCCCAGGGCCATAGCAGCCCCGGCGCCAACCGCCCATTTCTGCCAGCCGGTGAGCTTGCCGGTAAATTCCTCATCCACATAGCGGGCAGCGCCCTGCTTGATCTGTTCCAATGTTACCATAGATTCCTCCAATGACGGGAGAGAGGGGCGTTATGCCCCTCTCTTCTTCCCTCTGCGCCTCTTAGCAGCCGCAGCCGTGGCCACAGGTGGAGACGGGCAGGGGGTTATAGGTGGACTGGGGCGTGGTGCCGGTGCCGGTGGTGATGTCCGCGACCATTTTGGGATAAAAGGTGGCGTTGGTGTAGGTGACAATGGTATTGTCAGCGCACTTCCGCTCGTCCCGCTCCCGGGAAATGGCCCCGCACAGCTCGTTCTTGCAGCAGTCCATACGCTCCTGCAACAGCTGGAAGCTGTCCTTGGTGGCCTGATTATTGACCGCCTGAGAAGCCAGCGCACCATGCACCTCGCCCAGCTTGCCGTCGATGTACTTGTACATCTCCAACATCTTCTGGTCCTGGTAGGTGTTGGCATCCCGCAGGGCAATGTCGCTGCGGAGCTTGGCGTTCTCCTGCACCATGGACAGCTCGTAGCGGTTGACCGTGTGGTTCTCGCTGCATCCGGCCTCCGCCGCCATACCAGCGGCAAAGGGGATGACGCGATTGCCCAGCAGCATCCCGCCAAGACCGCCCAGAGAGTTCAGGACGCCCAGAGACAGACCGGCAATGCCGGTGCCGAGAGCAGTTCCCGCGACGCCCTTGCTTGCAAATTCAGCCATAGAGAAATTCCTCCTTCTCCAAAAATACACCCCCTGTTTCCGCGCGCAAAACAAGCGGTGTTCTATGGTTACCGTACCACAGGACACCGCTTGTCATGGTTTAAGGATGTTTTTTGTTTGGGCGGGATATGCCCGCTTTATCCCGGATGGAGCGCAGGCAGGAGGTGACGGAGGATCGGGACAAGTACAGCTCTGCTGCCGCATCCTCAATCGCCCAGCCGCGGCGGCAAACCAGATTGAACACGCGCCGCTCCCGGTCGGTGAGATAGCGGCACTGCTCCATCTTTTGGAGCTGCTGGACGGTGTATCGGTATTTCATATTGGGCCTCCTTTGTGAAGTGCCCTTCCCCTTTGACCTACCGATGCAGGGGGTCAGGACCCCTGCGCATCTATCATGGCTAACAGCTTTTCCAAATCGTAAAAATTCCGTGGGTCCAGCCCGGTTTCCCGCTGAATGAGCCGAAAGCGGTAACGGATGGAGTTGTAGTGCAGGTAAACCGCGCCGCTGGTCTTTTTCATGCTCATGTTGTTCTCCGCGTAGGCTTTCAGAAGTTTTCTGTCCCGATCCTCCATAGCTTACCTCCTTTTGTTGCGTGGGGCGGCTGGCGGTCAGCCATCCGCACTGGGTTTTCGCTCGCCGATGCTGCAAAAGCCATCTGGCGGCATTGGTTCGTATGTTTCCCAGCAGATGGAGACGTCACCGGTTCCGGGTCCCCAATCTTTACAGTCCTTGCAGCGAAGTACCTGCACCACATCGGCGGCAGGCAGCTTTCCGATAGCAATTTCAGCTTCACACAGCTTGCGATACATTGCGTGTTCAAAGCCTTTGAATGGCTTAAACTGCTGAAATTCGTTCTCTAATTCAATCAGCAGATTGACCACTTTGCGTTTCTCGATGTACTCATCCATCTTACTTTCCACCCAACAAGTACAGTTTTAGCCACAGGGGGATGTCGGCGGTCAAAATGCTTTTGAAATAAAACACGATAAACGCAATGCCAGCGGCTATAACCAGCGTCCAAAAGGCTATCATCAGCCAGTCTTTCAGTTTCATTCAGCCCCGTCATCCTTTCTCTCGCCGTAACTGCAATAATCGTCGGCCTCTTTTGCCGGTTTGAAGACACGATCCCAGTGCTCACCATAGGTGAAGGTGTTTTGCGGGTGCCCGCAGTAATAGCCTGCGGTTCCATCTGCTCGCTCATACCGTTCGGCGTGTTCGCAGCCCTCGCACCGCACCACCGGGGCCACGTCGGCGGCGGGTGGTGAAGCAACGATTTCCATTGCCATGGCACCGTCGTAACCGTCTACCCATTTCGCAGCCATCACCGCTCTTACGGCAGTTTTCCCGTTTAATGCATTCAGCCATCTTCATCCCCTCCAAATTCCGCCTCGTACTGTTCCGGCGTGATAATCTCAATGTCCTTTGCGGAGCAGCCCAAGACAGAAAGGCACATCAGCTCCGCCAGTTTGTCTTTGTCAAGGGCCGCCACAGCGTCCTCATAGGATACGCCGGGTTTCGCCTCAAAGCTAATTTGAGCACCAAACGCCCCAGCCACGGTAAAGCAGATTTTATATTCAGCCATGGTCAGACCTCCTCCACATAGCACCAGCTCTGGGGCGGGCGGTCGATCTTTCGCAGCTCAAAGCCGCCCTTGAACGTCCGCAACCCGGTAAACTCGCTCAGTTCGCGCGGCGTATCATAAATGCGCAATTCGGGAATATGCCAGCCGTAGCCGGTTCCCTTTAGGTAGTTCACAATTTCTTCCCGTGTCAGGCAGGCTTGCTTTTCTACGTCATCCGGTGCATGGTTGAGGGGCGCAAGCTCATAAATCCGGTCACAGGTAAACTCCCCGATGACCTTGCCGCCGCCGTAAAACTGTGGCCTTGGATAGTCCGTCGCAATGAAGTCCTCGTGCGGATATTTTGGCAGTGTGCAATAGATGTAACATTTGAACGGCGTTTCCAGCTTCGGCTTGGTCTTGCGGACTTCGATAGTCTTTTCACCGTTGGCGATCTTCTCCACCCACTTGGGGCGGATGCTCAGCACAACAGCCTTACTCATCCTTCATTCCCTCCATTCTGAGCCTCGCTCACGGCTTTCCCTCCCATGGTGTCTCAAGCCATTTTTTGATTTCCTTCCAGGTTCCGGGCATAGTTGAAATGCCAGCAATGTATTTCATTTCTGCATCGCTCCGAAATTTGGAAAAGAGGCCGATCAATTCATTGTCCGTCATGCTCCGGATTCGGTCGGCGACGGTAACGGGCCACGTGCGATACGGGCACTTTTCGATTGCGGCGCAGTTTTCAAAGTCATAGCCCATCTGCATGGGGCAGTTTTCACCGGTGCATTTTTTCATCACTTATCCTCCCTTTCAGTTTGCTTCCATTCCGCCTGTTCCACTCTTGTCCAGCCGCCCTCGCCTTGTCAAACTCTGCCTGCGCTTGTTCCAAAACATCCTGCGGTACATCCACAATGGGCTTGCCCTCGTATGGCCGAAGAAGATCAAAATAGGCTGCATAGTGCTTTTGTTCTTCGTCAATCAGCTTTCGGCATCTTGCGTAATGGGCATCGTTCCGCTGCATTTCGATGCGTCCCAGCGCACGATCCAAATAATATTCGTTAGCCGTTTCCGCCAGCATTTCTACCACTTGCAGCAGTTCCACCTTCGTCAGATCACTTGGCTTCAGCATTTTCCACCTCCGTCGGCTTCGGCAGCGGCATCCACGCCAAAGCACGAGCATTTGTTCCATTGGCAACTTCACCGCCCCATTGCTCCGCCATGGCTCTGGCGATGCCGGGGAAGGTCTTACTCCTGGCTTTTGCCCGTTCTTCGCTTTTGCAACCCCTCATTCCTTCGCACCATCCGATTTTCTTCCCTTTGGACTTTTCGCCCTGGCAAATATACATCGGCGGCGGTTTAGGCAAATCCGAAATGCGTTTGAGAGGAGGGACACCTTTTAACCACAGGCAAGTGCGCTTCTCGTGGTAATTTTCGTTATCCGTAACGCTTTCGGCAAAATAATAAGGGTGGATAATCTGGTCAGCCTTGCGATAAGAAGAATTCATAAATCCAACAGGATTTTCAACTGCAATTCTCGGCACATCTGCGAGAATAAATTGCATGAAAAATACAGCGGCATTTGCTCTATCTACCCATCGAGTCACTACCTTCTCCGGTGGATTGCATTTCAGAGAATATTGCCGGGTCGCAACGTTTGAGAGGTAAGTACAAGGCGGGTGCGCGATCAGTAAATCCCATTTGCCAACGTTATGCAACCGTCCGTCCATCGTAGTCACTTGCCCCCCTTCGATGGCCTTGAGCGCATCACCTAAGATGTGCCACTCAGGATGCCCGCCGGACGGCTCCTGAATGTCACAGGAATATGCCTCATGTCCTAATGCCCGGAACGCCTTGCACACTTCCTGCGATTCCTCGCAGGCTATCAACACTTTCATGTGTCCTCCAATTCCCCGACGCAGGCGGCATAGCCAGCCAGATCGACCCAGTTGTCTGCCTTGCCGTGGCCGGTGGCGATCCGCGCAATCTTAAACAGCGCCATCATGGCCCCCACGTCAGCACCGGTGATGCAGACGTCCCCACCCGTGCTGACGCATTTCTCACGGATATACGGCTCCCACAAGGCCGCGATCATGTTGAAAGACGTTTCCGGGCTACCGTAGTCCTGATCCCGGTCTCCGCACACGCACTGCTTGGCAGCGGCTAAAATCTCTTCACGGGTCATTCCTCCACCTCCGCAAGCCAGAACGCCTTTCTACACTCAGAGCACAGCTTTCCAGCGCACTCTTTCCGCATCTTTTCGTAAACGGTGCAAGGGTTCAAAGTCAGACAGCCATCCGTTTCGTCAACATCTACTCCCGGAAACATCTTTAAGAACTCGCTCTGTTTGGTTTTAATAGGATGCTCTGCGGCCCACTGTTCAGCAGCTTCCACCATCCCTTCATAATCGTTCTTTTTTTGCGCAGATATATATTTTTGAATCGCGCAATCTATCGTACCCGACTTCAACATCCGAGTAACTGCCTTCATACACTCCACAGCATCCATCATTCTGCCTCCTCAATGGTGACCTCCACGCGGGAGGCTCCGGTTGTCTGATACTTCCGCACCGTCAGCAGTGCGATTGCACTATCGTCGTTGTAGGCGTGGCCGTTCAGCGCGTCCAGAATGGCCTTCGCCACGTTGTCAGCGTCAGGGCGCTTGGTGTGGGGCGTACCGTCCATCGCAGCGGCCTTTTTCTTCGACACGCTTTTCGGCACCGTGAAGAACGCCGTGACGGTGGCCCTGAGCGGCACACCCGCCGCAAAGCCCTTTCCGCTCTGGCACTTCCAGCACTGCACCACCTTGTCCTCATAGTCCCGCGTTTTCTGCGGGGTGTAGGTGTGGCCGTTTTTCATGAAACGTGGACGGCCCTTGCCCACTGGAATGCCGGGGACCGTAAATTCAACCCTCATCGTTTTCCCTCCTGAAAATTACAACCATAGATGGGAACGGAGCGCTATTCCGGCACCCGCCAAATTTCAGCCTCCCCCGTATAAACCGAATTTCCGCCTTTCCGTAGATAAAATTGTGGAACCATTTGGTATCGGTTCTGGCGGGCAACAGCATCACAACCATGCAGGTTTCTTCCGCTGCTTTTTTGACCCACTTGCCGATTTCCCGTCCGTAAGGCGGGTTACACCAGACAACTCCGCTCCACGGTTGCTTCAAGCCGTCTTGCTTCGGCGTGTAGAACTCTCGACACTTTGCGTTCACCGGTAATGCGCAGACATCCAGCGTAAAATGAAACTCTGCGTCTAATGCCCGGAAAAACGCATCCGGGGTTTCCCAACAATCTGACTTGCTGGAAAACATCAGGTCAGTATTCATCGCTTTTCTTCCTTTCCGTCAATGATGACTTGCACCACCCGGACACGGCCCAGAGGCTCCAGCAGCATGGCCACGGTTTCCTTGCAGGCCAGCAGGTCACCGTCCTCATGGATGTCAATGACCATTCTAACCACGGCGTTCCTCCTTCACGAACTCCGGGCAGGACTGGATGGCATAAGATGTCAGCACCCGCTTCTTCCGTCCCATCCCGGTGGATCGCTCCGTCCGGGTGGGCTTTGCCTTCCAGCCCGGAACCGGCTCAAAACGGGGATTGTGGGTCACTGGATCAATACCGGACCAGGAACACCCGCCGCAGGCTTTTGCGCAGTCCCAGCAGAGCTGACTGTGGGGGGCAATGAGGCAATCCGACAGCTTAATATCCGCAGCCATTACACGCCAGCTCCTTTCGCCATCTTTTCCCAGCCCGCATAGGTCATCCCATGCTCCTTCGCTTCGGAGGGGGTGGGGATGCCTGCGGCTTTCCACCGCTCATGCAGGGCTTTGTACTTCGCATAGAACTTTTCCAGATAGATGTCGGACGGCTCTGGCATGGGTGCCTCCTTCGCTTTGCGGGCCTCCGGTTTGGGCAGGTAGGGGACCAGCTCGGAAGCATCCGGTGGGAACCGATTTTCCCGCGCCCGGAGAACGACCGCCTGTTTCGCGTCCTCATAAGCCCACGGCTCCAACACCAGCGTCCACGCCTCTAAATCTGCGGGGGTACGGGGCTGCTGCTTGGAGCTGGGGTAAAGGGTCCCGATCAGGTTAAACAACCGCTTAATGTCCTGCTTCTCCATGTTCTCCTCCTGTAAGACTTCCGTAGAAGCCTCTAATTAGTCTCTAATTCCTGTATTAGCATCTAATTCTTTTCCCTCTGCCAATAGAGAGATAAATATATATA